GTCGAAGTACATCCAATGGACTCTCGAATTCGACTGACGCGGGAGTGAAAAGAAAATGTTGCAGAAGCTGACACTGTCCAAGCCGTGGCTGGAACATCCGGCCGGGAGTGAGGTTGAGGTCGATCCCGAGCGGCTCGCCTGGCTCCGGGAGAACGGCTTCGACGCCGAGCATCCGGTCGAGGCCCCGGTCGAGGTCGAGCGTGCCGAAGCCGAAGTCCTAGCGGACGAACGCCCGCGGCGGCGCCGTGCTGCCCGAGCGGAAGAGAGCGAGGAGTAGACCAATGGAAAAGATTGCATCCGACGAGTGGATGTGCCTGGACGCGATCGACATCTCGGGCTGCTCTTCCAACTTCGGCTTCGAGCGGATGTTCGAGCTGGAGGAGGTGTTGACCTTTCCCGGTCCCGAGGTCACCGACCCTGCGACGCCGCTCTACAAGCGCCGCGTGGCCGGCGTCGAGTCGGCAAGGAACTCGATTGCGGGCTACCTCGATGCGGCTGTCACCTACGCAGCGTTCTCCGCTGCGATCAACGCCTCGCCCGTGGTGACCTACGGCACCGGGCGCGCCCTCGGCTCGCCGGTCTTCATGTACGTCGGCAAGGAAGGGGCGTTCAACTACGGCGGCGCGCTCGGGAAGGTGATTCCCATTTCTGGCGAGATCGCGAGCGACGGCCTCGTCATGCCCGGCAGTCTCTTCGAATTCGGCACCAAGTCGGCGACCGGAAACGGCACGTCGCGCACGGTCGCGGCCGTCACCGCCGGGAAGAAGCGGGTCATCCACGTGCACGTGCTGGACGTCACCGGCACCGGCTCGCCTTCGATGACCGTCATCTACGAGACCTCGGCGCTCGGCACGTTCGTTGACGCCATCACCAAATGGACGTCTTCGCCGTTCACCGCGAAGGGGCGGCAGCGCGCCGTGCTCACGTCCGCGGTTTCCGACACCAAGGGGCGCTTCCGCTGGACGATCACGGGGACCACGCCCGGCTTCGTTGTGCGGATGAGCGAAGGCGTCCGGTAAAGGTTTTCAATCCTCTAAAAAGAAGGAGAGCAACATGGCCGAGATGATCGGAAGCGGATACTACCTCAGCGTCGCCGGGACGAACCTCTCCCTCTGGGTGGAGGAGTTGACCATCAACCGGGACCGGGCGCTTGAAGAGTTCGTCACCTCCAACGGTGTTGCGGGTCAGCCGCTCTACAAGCGGCGGATCGCCGGCACGGTCGACCTCAAGGTGAGCGTCAAGTTCAGCGACGACTTCGCGACGGACGGTCCACACCAGACGCTCGCCGCGCTCGCCGGCACGAGCTTCGAGGTCATCGCGGCCATCGACGGCCCGACGCCGTCCGACGAGAACGAGGTGCTCACCGACACCATGACCTTCGGCGGTCTCTCGGCGGGCGGCGCGGCCGGGGCCAGGCTCACCAAGAGCATCGACTTCGTGCACGCGTCCGGTGTGCCGGTCTTCGCCACGTCGTAGGCCGCTCGCCACAGGGAAAGGAGGATCACGATGGAACCGACAACTCCAGCACCGCCGCGTTTCCAGATCGCCTCGCGTCTCGGGATCTTCAGGGACTCGGCCAACCTGCCGGACCCCTTCGGGACCGGCGCGACGTTCACCATTCACCGGCACGGGTCTTCTGCTCAGAAGGCCTGGTTTCGGGACCAAGTGGACAATGACCCGCAGACCCTCCTCCAGTTCGAGTTGATGCTCTCCTCGGACGTAAGTGTGCTGCTTCCGGACGAGGAGAAGGCGGTTGAGGCGCAGCGCGCCAAGGACAAGGATCATCCGCTTCTTCCGATCGTTGACCGCCTGACCCTCGCTGCCAGCGAGCGGACGCTGCGCCGCGATGCGACCCGCAAGATGCTCGCCTCCGGCCAGATGCACCTCTCGGATTTCATGATGCTCGATCGCGAGAAGGACCGGCTCAAGGAGGCGATTTTCCTCCTCAAGGGTTGGAGCGCCATGCCCGACGCGGACGGCGCGGCGATCCCGTTCTCCGAGGAGTCGGCCCGCGCGCTCCTCACCTGCGACTCGCCGCTCGACGGCGCCGGCCTGGACGAACTGCTCCTGTCCGTGGACGCCTGGACGTTCGACTTCACCGGGACCGTCCCGACGAAGGAAGAGTTGCCCGCGAAAGCCCGGGTCACCAAGGAGGACGAGAAGGGAGTGCACTTCGCCGTGAAGCACGTCATTCCCGGCCTCACGCTCGGCACGGCCTATCAGCTCTTCTTCATCCAGAAGGCCCGCGAGGTAGCCCTGTTCCGGGACCAGGCCATCGGGGAAGCCGCAAAAAACTTGCCGCCGTCCTCAGGTTTGACCAGCTCGTCTGGGGACGGCAGCGCAAGAACGGGCGCCTGATCAAGGACGACGTCCAGAGACTACTTGATGCACCAACTCCGCCGGAGCATTCGCATCTCTCCCGTGCCGAGCTGCGGGACCGGCTCTGGCGGAGCTTCGGCGGTCCTGAGCCTGTACGCCCCTGGCCAGGACCTGTCGCTGAGCTCTACCACGGGTGGTTCACCCTGGGGCGGGACATGAACGGGTCATCGCTGCACAGCGAGCGGGATTCGTGGCTCAGGGCGAACGGCTGGAACGATCCCGGCGAGGTCGAGGTCGGGCACTACCTCTTCCTCGTCTTGGAAGGAACCATGTCCGAGGTGCGGGAGATCCTCTATCCCTCGCCGGAGAAGAGCTGAGCCATGGCAAAGTTTCTGGTCGAGCTGCTCATCAACGCCTCGGGCGAAGCCGAGGTGAAGGCGGTTTTCGACAACATCGGCTCGTCCGCGGGGAGGTCGTCGCAGGCCGTCGACGCAGCCAACCTACGAACCGAGGCGTCCCTCCGGCGGACCGCCGAGGCAGCGGCCAAGCTCAAAGAGCAGATGACCGACACGAAGGGCGCCAAGAACTTCGTGTCGGACATGGAGGCCGTGAACAAGAAGCTGGCGGAGCAGCTCGCGGCCTGGAAGAAGGGGCCGGAAGCTGTCGCGGCCTACAGCGCCAAGCTTCGAGAGGAGGCCGAGGCGCAGCGCATCCTCGCCGCGCAGGTACGCGCGGGAGTCTCGGCGGAATCTGAAGCCGGAAAGAAAATCGCGGATCAGATCCGGCTCCACAACCAGTATCAGAAGGAGCTGGAGGAGACGAAAAGAAAGGAGGCCGAGCGCATTGCAAAGGGGCTGAGGTCCGCTACCGCGCCGGATCAAGGGCAGCTCGCGGCCAACCTGGTTGGCGGTATCGCAGGCCTGACCGGCGGAGGTGGCCCGGTTGTCGCTGGCGCGCAAGCGTTGCTCCAGTTCAAGGCTACGCTCGCCTCGGTGAAGGAAGGCGCGGCAGAAGCCGGGACGGGCATCGGCGGGCTCGTGGCTGCCTTCGGCCCCTACCTCGCCGTGGCGGCTGCAGCAGTCGCAGTGACCGCCACGGTCGGCGCCACGGTTGGCGTGGCGTTCAAGGCTTTCGACTACCTGAAAGGCGTCATCGTCGAAGGGGCTGAGACACAGACCACGCTGGAGCAGCTCAATAACACCCTGCGCTCCAACGGCTCCTTCTCGGGCATGTCCGCGGCGGGAATGAACGACCTCGCCGAGTCGCTCGCTCTGGTGTCTGGGGGAGCTGACGACGCGATCATCCGCGGCGAGATGTTCGCGGCCCGCTTTGACAAGATCGGCAAGGAGGTCTTCCCGCGGGTCACCGAAGCAGCCGTCAACATGGCCCGTGCTCTGCCCGGCAAGACGGTCGAGGAGTCGTTCAACGTCATCGTCCGAGCGATGGTCGACGGGCAGCGAGGCCTCAATGGCTTGAAGGAGGCCGGCATTGCGCTCCTGCCGAGCCAAAAGGCCTATCTCCAGGAGATGCTAGAGCAGGGCCGGGTGACCGAGTACCAGACGCTTCTGCTTGGCATCCTGGAGAAGAAGATCGGCGGAGCGGCCGAGGCCTTCGGGCGGACCTTGCCGGGTGCCGTGGGGCGCGCGACCTTCGTCTATGGAGAGTTCCGGGAGTCGAACGCGTCCGAGGTGATCCCCGCCTTGGAAGACTCCATCGCCGTGTTGCTCGATCAGGCCGGCGGGTGGAAAAACCTGCTCGCGGTTGTCACGGACGTCGGCCATAAGATCGGCGATACGGTTCGCCTGATCGTCTATGGCGCCACGGCTCACTTCCTCGAATGGGAAATGGGGCTCGACGCTTTCAAGCTGCGTTGGTTGACGGTCTTTGAGTCCATCGCAAAGTTCACCCTGACAGCCGTGGGCTCGATCGCAGGCATCATGGAGAAGGTTCCCGCCGCTCTCGGCGGCGGATCGCGCTGGACTGAGGCCTCCAGCGCGATTGAAGATCTCCGGAAGCGCATCGCCGAAGGGTACAGCGACGCCATCGATAAAGCCGGCGATACAGCTCTGCGGCACGCCAAGGCACTGCGGGACCTTGCGAAAGCGGCGGGCGAGCACCGGCAGGCCATCGAGGGCGAGCGGAATGTCTACCCAGGCCTCGGTTCGGATATCGAGGCGATTGGAAAGAAAACCAAGCAGGCGGCGGACTACACCGCAGAGTGGGACAAGGTCGTCTACGCATTCTCGGAGACCCTGCTGAAGCAGAGGATGGGGCTGATCGAGAGCATGACCGCTCACGACCGGCTGATCGCTTCCCTGCGAGGTGGTCTCGGCGCCTACGAGGACGAACAGCGCGCTCAGCAGCGAGCCGCTGCGATCAAGCAGGAGCTGGCCAAGGCCGACCAGGCGCAACGAACCGAAGTCGAGAAACTTCAGGGCGTGATCGATAAGTTGAAGGGCTCCGGAAGGTCTGAGGAAGCGGCCCAACGAATCCAGGAACTCGACCGGCTCAGAGCCAGCTACGCGGAGACGCGGAAGCAAATCGAGGGAATGGCCGGCGCGAACTTCGATAAGGCACAGGCGGAAAAAGCCGGCCTGGCGAGCGCTCGCTCCTCCGCGGACCTTGAAAAGTCGCGCGTCCGGCTCATGGCCGAGCTCAAGGATGCCATCTTCGGAACGACGGGCGCGACCCGGGAACTCAACAGGCAAGAGGCCATCGCCGACGCGGCCATGAGGGCGCGGCAAAATGGTGCCGATGCGCAGGAGATCGCGAACGAAGAGCGGAAAGCTGCGGCTCTATGGGATCAGGAAGACGCCCGGAGGAGGTTGAACGCGGCCGAGCAGATGCGGAAGGCCAGCGACTCCGAGGTGCTCGGAGTCCAGAGTGACGTTCAGGATTGGCTTGAGCAGAGAGATGCCGCTCTAAAGTACGGCGAGGCCGTCGCAGGCATCCTTGCTCAATACGACCTGCTTTCCAACGCCGCGCACCGGCGCTCGATCGAGGAGAAAATCGCGGCCGCCAGAGCTGCCGGAAGTTCCGAGGCGGAGATTGCCGCCCTCCGGCGCACGCTGGAGGCGAACCAGGAGGTCATCGACGGACTGCATCGAATGCAGGCGCAGATGGTGCTGGCCGAACGTTGGTACAGCGAGCTGAGCGGCAACCTCGCGGGGAGCCTCAGTCAGGTCTTTGATCAGTTCCTGGAGACCGGGAAGCTCAAGCTGTCTGATCTGGGCGAGGCGGGCCGCGACGCGCTCAACCGCACTATCGGCTCGTACGCCGACGAGTGGCTCAGCAAGTGGTTGCAGGCCATGGCTGTGTGGCTGGCTCGATGGATCGCGGTACAGACGGCAGCGAAGGCTGTGCAGGTGGGTTCGGGATCGTCGGGTGGATTCGTTGGCAGCAACATTGGAAGCATGGCGAGCGGCGCAATCAACAGCGCGGGCCAAGCCTATGTAGCGAAGTCCATGATGGGTGGCCAGGGCGGAAGCATGTTCTCTGGCGTCAGGAGCCTATTCGGCGGCACCGGCAGCTATGGCGCTACTGGCGCCTCCCTCGCCTGGATGGGTGTCTTCGCGGCCGCCATCGCGACGCTCCTGCATCAGCAGAAGACCTCCGGCCGGGCCGAGGTCGACACGACCGTCAACTTCGGCGGAAACCAGGGCCTGAGCATCGACGCAGACGCGTCGCGCTGGAATAACCAAGGCGGTCTCGGAAGATTCCGGGCGCAGCTCAAAATGATGGAAGAGATGATCCGCGCCGTCTCCGGGTTCGTGAAATCCGCCGGC